CAAGAAAAGATTGCTTTTTTTCTTTTGTTACCGTTTAAAAAAGAAACATGGGATGCATTAAACGCTTCATTTGATGATTTTCCTTTCGAGTATTGGAAAAATACTCTTGTTAATGCATACAGCTGTGATTCAACGGAAGAAATTTATTTTGCTATAGACTGCTTGATTAAAGTAGACCGTCCCTTGATGGCAATAGATTGTTTATCTAAAATTTTGCATATCGATAATTCAGTTGATAGCAGTAAGGTTGTGCTTGCTCTATTGCAATCAATTAGAACCACAGAAAATATTGAGCGGTTTGATATTCACTCATTTAATGAACTTGTGAATTATATTCAAAATGATAACACTGTTTCAGATGACGACTTAGTAAAGATTGAATGGGCATACCTACCTGTAATTAACAGGGGGGCTAATGATTCGTTGCATCCTCAAGTATTAGAGAAAAAACTTGCAAGTGAACCCAGTTTTTTTTGTGAAGTCATTCAATATGCGTATCGATCAGAATTTCAAAAAGCAAGTAAAGAACTATCTGAAAGTGAAATAAATATTGCCAAAAACTCACTCTATTTACTTGATGATTGGAAAAAGATTCCGGGTGTTGATGCTGAAGGCAAGTTTGATGTCAATGCGTTTAATAACTGGTTTGATTTTGTCCAAACAGAATGCGAAAAGTCAGGCCATTTAGATTTTGCTTATCATAGGATTGGAAGCATATTAATTTTTAGCCCTGCAAATGACGAGCATTGGATACTTCCAGAACTGGCCGAGTTTTTGAATAGACGTGAACTTGATAAAGTGCGTACTGGTTATAAGAATGCGATAATAAATTCGCGTGGTGTCTACATTGTTGACCCAGAAGGTAAACCGGAATTGGAGTTGGCCCAACAATATCACACTAAGTCTGATGCAATGGAACTTCTAGGCTTTCATCGATTTGCCCGAATTCTTCGAGAGTTAGCTCATGAATACCAAGCGGAAGCAGAGTTGATAATAGAACAGCACAGTAAAAAAAAGATTGCTGAGATTTAGTGTAGTGCTTGTAGCTTCGGAGAAATAAATCTTTGTTTATAAACATTTATAGTAACTACTGACATTGTTGCCGATTATAATTCGTCTTGGTGTAAGGCGGGTTACACTTGGCCAATCGGTGAAAGGCACAGAGCAAAACTCCAATTAGGTTTGCTTCTGTGCCGTACGTAAGCATGCTAGCCCGTGTCTGAACTAATGCATCCCAGTTGCTCACTCTGTTTCCGCTATCCATTCCGGGATTTTTGCCTCAAGCTCAAGCTGCGTGGTAAAGCCGCTGTTATCAATGGTGTGCTCGGCTTTCGCAATAATCCAGTCCTGATTATCAATCTCGCTTTTAAAGCCTGTTACCGTGCCATGCATTTCGGGGTAGAGTTCTGCTCGTCCACGTGCCAGCGTGATGGAGAATGATGCGGCTCCGCGTTGTAGTTGTTGCCACTTTGCCGCCGCTGCGCGTCTTGCTGCCTGCTCGTTCTGATAAGTCTTGCGTAACACAAACACATTGCCTTCCGCGCCTTCCATATAATCACCTTCACGGCTGCTGCTTTTCTCTTTTTTCGGTTTTGGCGGTTTACGGCGTTTCACGCTGACTTTTTTCTTTTTCCCGTAATTAAGATCAAGCCAGTAAGCGCGTACCCCCGTATACGCTTCGCGGTCAGCAATGCGGAATTGATGGCGATCGCCACTGCTGCGCGTGATGGCGAACGATGGCAACGGCTGGCCCTGTGCGTTCACGCCACCGCCTGGCATAATGAATAACAGATTACCGCTTTTTACCGTGGTGATTGCGCCCAGCATTTCCGCCATGCGCGTAAGAAAGGACATGTCGCTTTCTTCGGTCTGGTCGGCGTGGTCGATTTCAATATCCATCAGCATTTCGCTGATTTGCGGTTTCAGGCCGTATCGGTGAGCAATTGCAGACACCACGCGTTCAACGGTCACATCATGCCAGGATACTTCGCGCTTGACGTTAAATTCATCCCGAAAATCTGCGCTTCTGGCTGAAATGGTCAGTCTGTCGGGCGGTCCTTCATGAGCAATTTCATCAACAATGTAAGTGCCTTTTTCTGTCAGCGGTTCACCTTTCCAGCCAATGAGAACCGTCAGGCGAGCGCCCCGTGGCGGCAACTGCAACTGACCATCAGCATCATCCAGCGTGATGGTGAGCTGGTCTGCTTCAAATCCCCGGTTGTCGGTCAGTGACAGGCTCATCAGGCGCTCTGCCACGCCTGACAGCGTTTTACCCTCCGCGAGAATATCAAAATCCGGCATTTTCACGGGGTCTGTGCCCTGACTGAGCAATTGCATGGTGGTGTCGGTCATCTGCTCCCTCCCTGTGCGGCATGGTCGCATGTGCGTGCGGAGGGGGTTACTGCTTTTTGTTGTCGCCGGGTCGGGAGAACGGCGCAGGGGTGAGATTACGCGCGTGGTGGGTGATGATTGTTGCCGAATCATTTAACGGATACAAGGGGCTGAAGCTATGAGTGAAACTCGTTTTCATGGTGCCCGTGTTACGGAAAATACCGACCTGGTAACAGCGATTAACGATGTTGATTCCAGCGTTATCGGTATCGTGGCAACGGCGGATGATGCGGACGCGAAGCTGTTCCCGCTGAACAAGCCCACACTGCTGACCCGCGTCAATGACGTGCTGGGAAAATGCGGGACAACGGGGACGCTTTATCGTGCGCTTAAGGCCATCGCAGACCAGGTGAGCACAAAGGTGATCGTCGTTCGCGTGGCTGAACACAAAGAAGAAGACGGAAAGACGCAGGATCAACTGGTTATCGGTGGTTCTGAGGATGACGGCAGCTATACGGGGATGTATGCGCTGCTTGTTGCAGAGCAGGATGAAAGCATCGGATACCGTCCGCGTATTCTGGCCGCGCCGGAGCTGGACACGGAGGCGGTGACAAAATCCCTGTGCGTGATTGCGGGTAAACTTCGCGCGTTTGTGTATGCCTCATGTCACGGCTGTAACACGATGGCTGAGGCGATTACCTACCGCCAGAAATTCAACGAACGTGAGGTGATGCTCTTATGGCCGGACTTCATCGCCTACAACCCGAAAAGTGGCAAAAACGAAACGTTCCCCGCGCCTGCCTATGCGTGCGGCCTTCGTGCGTACATTGACCATGAACAGGGCTGGCACAAATCGCTGTCCAACGTTCCGGTTAAAAATGTGCTGGGAATGTCCAGGCATGTGTTCTGGTCGTTACAGGCCGAAGACAGTGATGCCAACAGCCTCAATAACAAAGAAATCACGACCATTATTCGTCGCAACGGGTTCCGCTTCTGGGGCAACCGCACACCGGAAACGAACGCCTACATCTTTGAGGTGTATACCCGAACCGCACAGGTGCTGGCTGATTCAATTGCGGAAGCGCAGTTTGAAACCATCGACAGTCCACTGACGCCTGCGAACGTGAAGGATGTTATCAGTGCCATCAGGGCAAAACTGGATTCACTGGTGACTGCCGGGAAACTGATTGGCGCGGAGTGCTGGTATGACGTGGTGGATAACAGCACCACGGATTTACGTCAGGGGCGTGTGCGTATTCGCTACAAATATACGCCCGTTCCGCCACTGGAAGACATGGAGCTTTACCAGACGTTTACTGATGAATTCTTTGGTCCCGCATTTGCGGTGCTGGGAGGTGTCTGATGGCTGTACCAAAACATCTTCGCTTTTTTACGCTGTTTGTGGATGGTGAAAACGAAGTGGGTAAGGTGACGTCCGTCACTCTGCCTAAGCTGACGCGCAAAACCGACAGCTACCGGGGTGGTGGCATGATGGGTGCGGTAAGTATTGATCTCGGTCTGGACGACTCCGCGCTTGATGCGAGCTTTGTCATGGGGGGCGCAGTTCGTGAGCTGTTCCTTAAGTATGGCGGCACGATTGACGGCACGCTGCTGCGTTTTGCGGGTGAATATTACACCGATGCAGAAAGCGACCTGTATGAAGTCGAAATGCGCGGACGTGTGACGGAAATTGATATGGGGGAAGCCAAACAGGGCGAAGCCACATCACACACTTACGCCATTAAAAACACCTACTACAAGCTGAGTGTTAACGATCGCCCGTTGTGGGAGATTGACCTGCTGAACTTCATTTACCGGAAGGACGGCAAGGACATTGTGCCCGATCGCATCCGTTCCGCGCTCGGGCTTGGCTGATAAGTAATATGCAGGCGGCGCAGTGCGTCGCCTCTGACTGAAAGGAGTTTCCTGATGAAAGAGACGAAAAACATCGATACCGAAAACACGGTCGTTGCTGACACTGTGAAAGAAACCAGTGAGCGTGGCGTAAAACTTACCCAACCAATTGAGCGAGGCGGCGAAAAAATCACGTATGTGGAGATCACCGGAGCTATTGAGCAGGCTGGATCTCTGCGAGATTTGTCGCTGTCTGATGTGCTGAATCTGAAAGCGGAATCCATGTTTACGCTGCTGTCACGCGTGACATCACCGCGACTGGATGAAGTGACGATCAAAAAAATGGCATCCCGTGACTTTATTCAGTTATGTGTGGTTGCCGTAAATTTTTTGAGCGGTGCGGACTCTGGCGGGAAGAACGAACAGGCGACGGAAGCCTGATCACGGTTGTGTGCTTTGAGCACATAGAAGACTTTGTGGCAGATATTGCCGTTATTTTTAACTGGTCGCCCGCCGAAATCTTCATGATGACGCCCGGCGAAGTGGTTAGCTGGCGTGAGCGGGCGGCACTTCGCAGCGGGAATGCAGACAATGAAGACTCTTGATATCCGGGTCGCTTTCAGCGCCGTTGACAGGCTGACCCGGCCTGCCGAAAACGCCCGCCGCCTGATGGGGCAGTTTGGTGACTCCATCCAGCGAACGCAGGGGGCGATCAAAAATCTCGAGCGTCAGGCGCGTTCATTTGAGCGCGCCCGCGACGCTGTCAGTAAAGCGGATGCGGGTATCGTGAAAGCACGACGCCAGCTTAACGCCCTTAATCAGTTACAACGCACGGGTACAGTGCTCAGCGAAAAGCAACAAAAGCTGATGCAGCAGTTAAGCACCCGGCTTGAACGCCTGAATGAATCGCGCACACGGGAAATTCAGAAAATGCGGGAGCTTGCCGGAGAGCTGAAACGCCACGGCATTTCCCTGACAGGCAGCGATAGCACCATCCAGCAGGCCATCAGACGCACCGAACAGTACAACAACCAGCTTGAACGCGAACGGCAGGCGCTTGCGCGTGTAACACGTGCGCGTGAGCGGTATTCGCGCGCGCAGGAAACCGCGGGAAAACTGAAAACAGGTGGTGCGCTGGCAACTGGTGCGGCAGCGGCTGGCAGCTATGCTGCCGGGCGTTTTTTGCAGCCTGCGATCGGGTTCGGGAAAGAGATGTCCCGCGTTCAGGCACTGACGCGAATCGACCAGAACAGCCCGCAGTTTAAGGCGCTGCGTGAGCAGGCGTTAAAACTTGGCTCTGAAACACAGTTTACTGCGAGTGATGCCGCCAGTGGGCAGAGCTTTCTGGCAATGGCTGGTTTTACTCCGCAGGCCATTCAGGCCGCATTGCCCGGTGTTCTTAATATGGCGCTGGCAGGTGGCGTCGAACTCGGCGAGACGGCTGATATAGGCTCCAATATCCTCACACAGTTCAACCTGACAGCCGATCAAATGGACCGGGTTGGCGATACGCTGACAGCAGCATTCACCCGGACCAATACTGATTTACGCGCGCTGGGCGAAACCATGAAGTATACCGGTCCGGTTGCCGCAAAACTTGGTATCAGTCTTGAAGAAGCGGCGGCCATGGCCGGGATGCTTGCCAATAATGGTCTTCGCGGAAGCGATGCTGGTACGGCCATGCGCGCAAGTCTGTCCCGCCTTGCATCACCGCCAAAAGCTGCGGCTGATGCACTGAAAGAGCTGGGGGTGTCAGTTGCTGACGCCAGAGGCAAAATGCGCCCGATGGAGGATGTGCTGCTTGATCTCTATAAGGCGACACAAAAATACGGACAGGTGGACCAGGTCTCCTTCTTCAAGGACATCGCCGGAGAAGAGGCGTTCGTTGGTTTGCAGACGCTTGTTGCGGCGGCTGGTTCAGGAGAACTGCAAAAACTGACCAGAGAATTGCAGGGGGCAAGGGGAGAGGCCGATCGCGTTGCAAAAGTAATGGCCGATAATCTTGATGGGGACCTGAAAAATCTCGACAGCGCATGGGAAGGTCTTCGTATTCGCATCAGTGAGCTGGTTGACGGTCCGCTGCGTTCTGTCACGCAGTGGCTCACGCGGGTGCTTGAAAAAATCACCTCGCTGGCGCAGGCCCATCCGGTACTGACGCGCCAGCTACTGATAGCAGGCGGTGCGTTGCTGGCAATGACTGCAACGATTGGCTCGTTGTCGCTGGTTATTGGGGTGCTTTATGGGAAGCTGGCCACCCTGCGTCTTGGTTTCGACATTCTTACCCGGTCAATGAATGTTATCAGGGTGTTGCCTGCGCTGTGGGGAATGGTGACGGGTTCTGTTTCTTTGCTGGGAGGCGCTATCGGGGCGTTGTTCAGTCCGGTTGGTCTTATCGTGGCTGCGCTTGCCGGAGCTGCCGTTCTTATCTGGAAATACTGGGATCCCATCAGGGCATTTTTTGCCGGGGTGTTCAGCGGGATTATGGAAAGGCTGACCCCGTTGCGCGAAACCTTTGAACGGTTTGGCCCTGTTTTTGACGCAATCGGAAGCGGGATCAGCCAGGTGTTTAACTGGTTTAAATCGCTGCTGTCACCGATGGAGTCCAGCAAGGAAACGCTGGATAAATGTACCAGTGCTGGCGAGATATTCGGTAACGTTCTTGGTGGCGCGTTACAGCTTGTTCTGACGCCTGCAAAAATGTTGCTGGATACGCTGGCGTGGATACTTGAAAAACTCGGTGTTCTTCCGGATGAAGCGGAAAGGGCGAGAAAGAAAATCGAAGACGCACAGCGTGCGGCCATTCTTCAGGACAAGGTTGCTCTGTTTCAGGGAGACATTGCGAAAATCAATCCGCCGAAGTCTGCGGAAAATGGCAATGGCACCGGAGGCGATAAACCCAAAGACAACAAACCGCTCACAGACAGCAATACCGGCACGCTACGCAGACTCAGCAAAATTGCTGATAACACAGGTAAGCTGGTTGATGAGACGAAAAAACGCCTTGGCCCCGGCGATATTGTCTTTAAGAACCTGCCCCGCGCACTTGCTGTTCGTGGGGAGTGGCAGGAGCGGAAGATTGCGCAGGTCAGTAAGCCTGCCCCCGAAATTAATATCACCCCCGTGGTCCCGGCTCCGCTGCCTCCGGCGCTGGTCCCTGTTGTTGCGGCCAGCTCCCGCCCGGTGGCGGAGGCCATACGATCTCCAGTGGCATCAGTTCCTGTAACTTCCCGTAACCGGGAGCCTGTTGCCTCCGGATTTGGTGGTGAAATTCATGTTCATCTGCATAACGTTGTTACGCAGAATCCCCGCGAACTGGCGAAACTGGTCGGTGAAATGGTCAGGGCAGAAATGGAACGGCGCGCCCGTGCCGGGCGTGGCAGTTTTTACGATAAAGATTGAGGAGTCATGGCCATGATGATGATCTACGGCATGTTTGTTTTTGAGCTGCGCACGCTGCCGCATCAGCAGTTACAGCAAAACAAAAGCTGGCGGCATGTGAAAAATGAACGCGTTAACCGTTCAGCAAGCTGGCAGTATATCGGTGCAGGTGATGATCGCATCGTTCTTTCTGGTGTGCTTTATCCTGAAATTACAGGTGGCGAAGTGTCGCTGTCGCTGCTGACCACGCAGGCGTATACAGGACGACCCTGGCCGCTGATTGATGGCACGGGGCAGATTTACGGCATGTATGTCCTGACCGGAACGAATACGACCCGTTCCGAGTTTGATCGCTACGGTAAGGCGAAAAAGATAGAATTTTCACTGACCCTTGAACGCTGTGATGAGGATTTGCGGGAGCGCCTGCAATCCTCATCGTTCAGCGATATGCTGTCCGGCTTCAAAGATAAAGTGACATCATCCCTTAACAGCGCGGCCAGTTCAGTTAAAGGGCTGTTCTGATTTAATGCTGGCCACTCATACCCTCATACCTGGTAATAAGTGGCCAGTCTTAACACTCACCATTTGATTGCACCAGTGTTAACGATTTGTTACTGGGCATCAGGCACGCTGGATAGCCAGTAGAAACATACCATTAAAATTATTACAATAATTGGTCACATGATTATCTTATGCTGAATAATAGAGATATGAATATTAATGAACTTAAAGATTGTATTCACTATGAAGTAATCGGTAGCGAGCGTCCTTTCTCCTGGCGAAAGGCAATTGTTCGCGCAATAAAACATAGAAGAGTTCGTTATTTATTTTGGTGGCGCATAGCCAAATACCTTTTTGATAAAGGCGGATACTGTCGGAAGATTGCGGGGAAAATAGAACGTTTCATTCTTGATAAATATAATGTAACAGTCCCTTTAACTGTAAATATAGGGAAAGGCTTTGATATTTCTTATCTCAACAGTGTTGTTATCGGTCACAAAGTAACAATCGGTGAAAATTGTTCAATAAAACCGGGGGTAACTATTGGGCTGCGTGGTGATTTTAATGATATGGATATTGTTATAGGACATAATGTGACCATTGGTTGTAATGCCACCATTCTTGGTGGCAAAGTGCGTATAGGAAACAATGTCACAATAGGTGCTCATGCATTGGTATTGCATGATATTCCTGATGATTCAACATTCATCACTAAATTTCAGTCTGAAGTTATCTGCTCGTCCTCCCGCACATAACCCTGATTCATCAGCTCTGGCCATACGATATCCGGAGCTGTACTGGTGTCAATTCTACTCACTAATACTCTGTATTTTCTCCAGGAATCCAGTTGTGAATTTTCCTCGTTTGTTGCTATTTCAAGATTAACTGCATCCTGCAGAATTGCGATGTTATCTGTTGCCTCCTGGATCAACCTTGCCTTTTTCTCTTCCGCTTCCCGTATCCGAAACAGTTTTTCTGCTTCCTCATCCTTCACCCAGGATACGCCGTCCCACTTCTGATATTCCCCTGCTGGCGACAACCAGGTGACATTCTCTGGTAGCGGTCCGGGTTCAGAAATAAACAACGCGTCCCCCGATGCCACGTCATAGACCGTTTTACCACGATGGTCTTCAACAATATTCCACGATTCATTTTCACTGTTAAAAACTGCCACAAAGCCAGCAGGAATTTCCGGTGGGGCGATATCTGTAGAATTAGCTGGCAGCCCTGTATGAGGTGGAATATATGCGTCACCTTCACCAATAAACTCATTAGTTCCGGCCAGCAGGTTATAAATTTTTACAGTACGTGATTGTTCACTCATTCTGAATGCCATTATGCAAGCCTCACAATATAATTAAATGCGATGTTTTTAACGGTGTTTTCCGCGTTACCAGCAGCGTTAACGGTGATGGTATGTCCATGTGAACCAATCGCAACAGAGTGCGTATGAGCGCCAATACCAACAGTGTGTGCATGTGCCCCAGCACTTGTAGCGGTACCTGATACTGAGTGGGTATGTGCGCCAGAAGAAGGCACAGTTCCATTCCCCACCACCGTGCCACTTGATGCACCATCCAGCCAGTCGAAATTCATACCGCCACTGTTTGGTCTCCTTAATGGAACGGTATGAGTATGTGCGCCAGCACTATTTGCAGTACCAGATACATTGTGGGTATGTGCACCTGTGTTATTCGTTGATTTAGTACCGTAATCAAACGAAGATGTGGTTTTCGTACCCAAATCCGTATTGGATGCGCTGGCGCTGTGGGTGTGCGATTTAATGCCATCCTGTTCCAGAGACAATACGTCCCGACCACTGGCGGGTTTGCCCTTGATTGTCCAGCCACGCATATCCGGGATCACGCCTGACGGATAAGCGGCTGCAAGTTTCGGGTATGCAGATTTGTCAAAAGTCTGTCCCTGCATCAGGGCGTAACCAGACGGCACAGTATCTGATGGCCACGGCAGCGGAACACCTGGCGGAAACGCTTCGATATTTGCCGAGCCGTCAAATTTTACGCCGTTAATTGTCCTTGCCGTTTTCAGCTTTGTTGCTGTAGCAGCATTGCCGGACAGTTCACCAGAAAGGCCTGCACTGAATGTCTGTTTTGCCTCCCATGTCTGGGCTTCGTCGATAATTGGTAGCCGACGAATATTGAAGCTACGCTCCCCAGGATTGCCATATAAGCGGATTGTAAAAAAACGATAGTTGGTTTTGTTTGAGGTGCTGCGCCATACCTGCATTGAACGAGCGACACCTCCACCTTCACTGGGGCCAACAGTGATATTTATCAGGTTAGTATCAATGACGCCCCATTCCATCCCATCGGGGATATTGGTCATATCGGAGAGTCTGACAGTTATCATGCTGCCCGGCACAAAGTCGTAGGTCTGCCAGTCCAGACTGGATAACCTGTCGGTAACACCGCCGACACCTAATTTAGTGAGTAATGATTTTGAGTTGTAAACTTCCGCCCATTCCCCCCAGTCAGCTTCACCGCTGGCACGAGTTCGTTGAAATGTCCGGTTTTTATAGGCATCCGTTGCAGAAACTGTCGTATATGTCTGGATATACGATTCAATATCACAACGTTTTTTCACTTCAACTATTGAGCCAACAGCAAGATCTTTAGAGTCGGTGACTGGTGCATGTGTGGCCTGTTTCGTGACGCTATAAATACCAGGCTTTAAAAGGTCATCAAGATCCCCTGAATAAGTCCATCCCGTGGACTGATACCCAACAGCAATCCAGTCCTCCCATTGTGGATTCTCTGCATCCCATGAGGCAGTCAGTCCACGAATGTACATAGTCCCACTACGGGTGGTGTAACGTTGCATTCTCCCATACAGACCGCCTTCAAAGACTTCCAGAATACCCTGACCAAAACTCCCGTCCTCCGGGAAATGACGTTCAAATGAGGCTATTGATGTACTGCTATTGCGCCATATTCCCAGGTGTTCCGCGCCACCTAAAGAATTCAGGTCAATTGACGTGCTTAATGGTCGAGTCCCGCTTGTAATAACTCTCCATGCACTCCATGTTGGACTGGCTGGGTTCCATTCTGCATCAAGCATCCGAATGTAAATATTACCGGTTCGGGTGGTGTAGCGTTGTGTGCAGTGAAAGCGACCAGCATTGAATACTTCCAGAACCCCATTGCCTTTATCTTCAGGGTAACCAGACTCTGGTTTTGCAGTGGATTGTGACGGACATGACCACGTTCCAAGATATTTTTCTTCTGGACCATAGGAGTCAAGATTGTCAGTGGTTGGAATCATTCCATTGTGTTTCATAAACGTCAGGCTGGTAACGCCAATATTGTCCAGAAAAGCGCCTTTATCTGGAATATCGCCACCGTTCTGGTCTTTCTGCATACGTTTTTCAGCATTGTCATAGGCTGCTTTTACTGCCTTTGGCGTTGCTGCCAGCTTTTCACTGGTGCTGTTTGTTGCACTGCTTAACTGAGTAAAACCTTTTTCTGTCAGCGTGGCGTCAGGATGGCGGCGGGACTGCTCATGCTCTGCGATTTTGTCATCGACGTAATCCTGCGTCGCCATCACTGTGCTGGCATCAATACTCAGCTCAACGGATGCCACGTTGCTGACAATAATAACCATGCGGCAGGTCTGCGCACGTCCGGAGCCTTCAGCCAGTTCTGGCTTATAGCTTTCTGCCATATTGGATACCGCAATCAGTGTTCCGGCATCGTCATACAGACCAAGCTCACGCATCCAGAAGCCGCCCACTTCGGGCGGTACAACCAGTTCAGCCACGATATAGTTTTTATTCTTGTTATCCACGCTGACTTTATTCAGAGCGTGACGCCAGACCTCATGCACCAGTTTCGTCTGACCGGCATCCGGCACTGGCAATTTGCCATTACCGTCACCCACGGCCATTGCAGACAGGGTTACTTTTTTCCCGCCGGGGACAGTGGCGGCTGCCAGCTTTGCGGCTCCGGCAGTAGTGATAACGGTTTTAAATTTCGTGCTCATTGTTTCTCACTTATCCGGGATAAACAGTAATAACATCACCATCACAGACCACACCGCCTGTATACAGATAGCCGGGAATGTCCTGGATAATGTTCAGGCCGATAAGGTGGCGACTTGCGGGTTTGGCGTCGGCAATCAGCCGTTCCATTTCCAGATACATTTCCTCGGTCACACCACTGTCCAGTGTGCCAACATCAACCTTGAATGTTCCGGGTTCGCCGTCGAACTCCCACCACTCAGACACACGAATGAGGTATCCCAGCGGCTCAATGGCCCGGCGCAGTGCGCTGATGGTCCCTTTGTGTCGGTGTATCAGCCATGCATCACGAATAACCTGTCGCTTTGTCTCTTCCGGCCAGTTGCGATCCCAGCGGTCAACGGAAAATGCCCAGGCGAGATAAGGCAGCAGATGCACCGGGCAGGTGTCCGGTGACCACAGCGTGTTGAGGTCTACCGGGATGTCTGTAATGCGTGTTCCGACGGCTTCGGCACAACGCATGAAACTGCTGGCTGATGGCGGTAACAGTGAATTACTCATTGCGCCCACCTTCGCTGATGGTGAATGACTCACAGCGCGCCGCCTGTATGTCGCTGATGGCCATATTCTGTGTGGGTTCGATTATCTCCACGCGTTGCACGCCGTGCACATGAAGTGCGGCAGCAATGGCGGACAACGCCACGTCCTGACCGATAAGCCCCTGTTCAGCCAGCCACTTCCTGAATGACGATTCCGCCGCGGCCAGAATAGGTTCGGATTCCGGACCGGGGTAAAAGTACAGTTTTGCATTCAGCCGCCATGTCACGATTCTGGCGCTCTGTACAGTAAGGCGGTCGGCCACCGGGCGGGTATCCTCTGCATTCAGAACAGCGCGAACGGTATTAAGCAACGCCTCCGTTGCTGTGCCGTCGCCCTCTGTGGACAGGATGGAAACCGTCACACAGGCCGGAGACGGACTGATAGCCCGCGCATCGCGCACCAGACCGCTGGCGCTGCGGGCAAAATACTCGTATGCACCTGACGGGCCAGCAACACTCAGGCCGTCGTACGCCCGCTGCGCCCGCAGTCTCAGCGAGGTGTCGCTCTCCATCACCGCGTCGGTGGTATCCGTTGCCGGAGTGATAACCAGGCGCTTTGTGTTCATATTGCCCGCGAGGTTGTCCAGGTCTGTCCCGGCGCTGTGGCTTAACATGCAGGCGCGTGCACCCTCATTGACCCGCTGGCGTAACAGCATTTCACGAAACGACATGGTTTGAGCGATAACGTTCAGGGGTTCCGATTCCAGCTCCAGCGCGGCGGAAACGGCTTCACGCTGTTCGGCGGGATAGGACGCAATCATCATGGCTTTTGTGTCAGCCAGAATTGCTTCAAAGTCAGGCTCCGCGATGATGGCGGGTTCCGGTAACTGTGAAAGGTCAACGGCGGGCATGATTTACTCCCTCAGCGTGATGGTTAATTCAACATTCTGCATGGTCTGCATGACAGTGCCCGACAGCGTCACCCCGGCGCGGCCTCCCGCTTTCCAGACAACGTCGATGGCATCCAGGGCAATGCGGGGTTCCCATCGTGTCAGTGCAATCACGGCAGCACTCATGCATTGCAGACGCGTGGTGTTATTCATGGGTTCGTCAATCAAATCAGGCACAAGGCTGCCATATTCCCGTCGCATAACCCGGCTTGCCAGCGGGGTGGTCAGGATGTCCCTGACTGACTGTTTCAGGTGCTCCATATCGTTCAGGTTTCCCGTTCCGTCCTGGTTCATTCCTGTGTAGCGGGTTGTCACTGCGGGCCTCCTGTCGAATCGCTGCCACCTTTAACGCCACCGTGCTTATGCGTATGCACTGTGATGCCGTTTGAGGTGAAATCGCCGCCACTGTGCGTGATATTGCCGCTCATCTTTCCCCCTTTTGTGACGTCAATCTCGGCTGTTTTCAGAAGGTTTGTGCATTCCACGACGGGCGTATCCAGTTTCACGCTGACGGATGCCTGCAAAGTGGCCGTTTTCATGCCGCTGGCACTCAGTGCGCCTGCGTCCGCGTCGTAGCGGAACACCGCGCCGTCCGGCGCGCTGACCACGATTTCTTTCAGGCTTTTGCCGGGGGCCGGATTGGCATCACTCCACAGGCTGCCAATTATCATGGCGGTTTCCGGGTTGCCGCCAATGCAGGCAATTGCCACCTGTTCGCCTGGTGATGGCGGCAGCCACACATTGAAGGCTCCCGCGCGCGTGGTGTTCCAGCGCAACCAGCCTGTTTCCAGTTCGCCGCTGCGAACGCGCACGCGCCAGGACTTCTCATCAACTTCAGAGATGATCCCGGTGCGGATGATATTGCTCAGCAGTCGCATGAGTTCTGCGCTCACCGTACAGCCTCCGCAATCCGGCCCAGCACCGTGTTATAAATCAGGCGCTCATCTGCCTGGCTGATACCCAGCAACTCACGTACCGGGTAATCGGTGAAAATGCCCGGCGCAACCTGATCGCGCTCACCGAACTGATGAACGCGGGCAATACGTGCGGCCACGCCGCTGTAACCCACCGTCACACCGGAAGCATCTGCACGGGCTTTCAGGTAGCGGGCGGTGCGCAGTTTTACGAACATGGGGACGCGCTTTGTGCTGTCCTGGTTGATGCGCCGGGTGCGTATTTCCAGAAAGCGGTCGATGTCATCCCGGTAAAACGTGCGGATGTTGTTTTTATCCTCATCCCACCCGGTGATGGTTCGCCCGTATTTCCCCGTGTCGTGATGCCAGTTTTTCAGCGTGCGTGCTTCGTTATTCCAGATAAAGCGAATGCGTTCCTGTATCCGGGTTACACGGCGTTTGCGTGGTGTCCATGCGGTCCCGTCCGGCGCTTTCTGTGACCGGATACGTGCCTGCTGGGCGCGACGTAAATCCTGTGCCAGCTTTCTGGCGATGTTATTGATGGCCTGCTGATTCAGGCTGTCGCGGATGGCCTCAAAGGTTTCATCCACGCGGGTGAATGCCTTATCCATCGCTTTCACCCCACGTCACATCCTGGAATACATGCGACCAGTCGCCTTCGGAAGAGGGCAGACGGGGTTTTGGCTCCGGCAGGTGTTCTGCCTGCGGTGTGCCCTGACTGCTGCGCGTGATGCGAACGCGTTCCCGCAGGGGGAGCGTAAACAGGAGATCGGCGCTGTCATCGTCATTGATAACGGCGGAGAATTTGATGTCCTGATTACGCTCAGGGTTGAGCAACAACTGTGGCTGATTTTCGGATAACCACGCCAGCAGCGGCAGCGTGAGGTCGTCCAGCTCCCCGGCGTAATCCATGACAAACATCACCATCTGATAGCGGTAAACAAACGAGGGAGTTTCTCCGGTCGTTTCAATGTTGCCGCTCTCCACGAAAATGGTGAATTTCTCCGGGTTGGCGTGACACCATCGACATGAACGGGTCATGGCTTCACGCAGGGAATCAGTTTTCAGCATGGCTGTTGTCCTCGTTGTTCAGTCGTTGCAGTCTGCGCTGCTCCAGTAATTCAATGGCCCGTTTATCCGCGTTACAGGTTTCCAGTGCATCCAGAAGGCGGTCGCCCCATATACCGAGATTTCCCCATGTGGGAGTGTCAGGGAAGGGGGGCGGCGTTACCGGTATGGTCAGCGTCTGCGGTATAAGCCGGACTGACGGCGCTGGCCGTGGCGCGTTCAGCGTGCCTGCGCAACCTGTCAGTAAAACGAGCATCAGGCAAAGCGTGGGCGCATTCATCTTTTGCAATATCGTTGCGTAGCTGTTCACGTCTGGCCTCTCCGTCCTGATTGCGTTGCTGATTTTCCACGCGGAGTTGTGCCAGCACCTGCTGCATATCCTGTACCCCGGCGCTGATGATATTCAGGGTGTCGACGGTACTTTTCAGGGTGCTGGCCTGCGCTTCGTTTCTGGCGTTCTCCCGGCCCAGCGACCACGACAGACGCATGGATGTTCCCCATGCGGCAATCAGAAGGAAAGCGACGCCCAGCGTGGGCCAGAGCTTCATGCCGGATAGGCTCCGTGTGGTAACTGAAAATGCGGTCCGTCTTTCAGGGTCTTCCAGTCGCCGCCCCATTCCACCGGAATATTCAGTTCCCGGCTGGCCTGTCTGAATGCTGCTGCGATTTTTTCGTACAGCGGCCATTCCCATGACACCTGGCTGCCGATATAAGCCACAACATCCACGGCATGCCCCGTAAGGTGGCGGCTGTTCATGGTCTGGCTCTTACCCGTGGCCACCAGTTGCTTCTGGCGATAACGGCTGCGCAACCCTTCGGTGATACCAAAATCCACTTCCGAGATTTCCAGTGCCCGTCGGGTCACTTTCACCAGATCAGGATTTACGCCCTGCAAATTCTTTTCGCTCCGGCTGCTGAATTTAAATGTGTTGCTCATTCGTCCTTCTCCTTCACCCTGCGATTAAAGGCCGCAATAACCTTGTCGCGTGCTTTCTCTGCACCCATAAAACCGATTGATGCGCCGATAAACGTCACGGCATCTTCAGGAAAACCGAAGAAGCGCAACGACCCGGCCACGGCCATGGCAAGAACGCCGCACGCCAGCGATCCCGTTACGGTCTGAACCAGAGTTCGTCCGTCATAAAGACTCATCAGCGCGGAAATGCTGACCGCCGCGCCTACTGCATACACCGTTGGCAGGTGGTCAAAGAGCCACGCAATAACCTGCTCTGTGATCCCTGTTTGAATGGTGCTCACTGCTACTCCCCCCACAACTGAATCATTTCTCGTTTCTTCTTCTCCGGCTCCGGCATCTCCACTTCCTGCCCGGCGTCCAGAAATACCTGCTGACAGAGTCCGGGGTTGGCATCCAGCACCTTTTCGGTGACGCCCTGCGTCGTGCCGTAGTACCGGAAACAGAGCGAATCCACGGTGTCGCCTTCCAGTGCCTTCACTTTCATCAGCACAACTCCGCAAAGATTCGCGGGCGGCACAGAATGTCAGAGATGGCCCAGCTCACATCGCGCCACAAATCCGATGTCTGTATATCCAGTGCGTCCGCCCGGCGGTCGCCCTTGTCCGTTGTGTCCGCATCGCGGTAACGCTCCAGAATCAGGGCGCGTGTGGCGGTGTAAACCGCATTGCGCCAGTGCCAGAGATTGACGCTTTCTCCGTTAATTACGGGTGCCGGAACATCGGCCAGCGTCTGATGGCCAGCCGCCTGCTGTTCCTGCTGCCACGCTTCCAGCTCGCGGGTAACGTGTGCCACGGCCCCGGTGGCGGTATGCAGCAGGCGGGAGGTGGTCACACGGCCCGGCAGTCGTACCGCCAGACGCAGTTCACGCAGCACAATATCCGGCCAGAATGCACCCGCTGAAATACGGGTATCACCATCATCGGTATCGGTGATGTCGTCCTCTGCGGGTCCGGGGTTGGTTCTGGCAACCATACTCATGGGGTTCACTCCTGAAAAAATCGGGCGGTGGGTGCGCGGTGTAAACGGTCACGGAGTCAAACCGGAACACCGCGCACGCCGCCCGCTGACGGGGTCAGTCGTTAACCGCGCTTCGCCTTCTGCGTCGCGGTGGTTTTTCGTGTTGCAGGCTTCCGCGTTGTCTTTTTACTTTTGCTGCTTTCGTCCTGCGCCTGCTGTGCGCTGGCGTCTTCTGGTGCGGCTGCGGAATCGGCTTTTTTCAGGGCGCGGGAAAGGGTTGCAATCTCGCGTTTCACACCTGCGTTCGGGTTCAGGTGCATTGCTTCGCGCAGCAGCTTCAGTGACAGGGCCATGCTGTCCGCATCACTCAGGCCACGGCGGGCAAAGGCGCACGCTTTGCATAATTTGGCGCGCACTTCGTCCGGCATGTCCTGGTCGGTGACAATCTCCCGGAGGGTGTCCAGTGGTTCGATAAAGGCGGACAAATCCGCGTCGGCATCCGTCCCGGCCTGCGTCAGTACCGGATTACAGATTTCTTCGGTCAGTACCGTGGCAGCAGTACGGCCAAAGTTATCCGGCATGATGAGGTTGTGACGGACCACATACGCGCCGATACGCAGCGCAAGCGGAAGATCGCCACAGTCAATCGCCCACACCATCAGCGTGGCAATCACTTCATCCTGCTGCCCGCCGTCAGCCTCCAGCGTTCCCTCAATCCAGCCGGAAAAATCCGGCAACAACTCTTTTTTGATGGCGGCTTTCGCGCTTCTGGCCTGTACGCCCTTAAGCCGGGCCTGTGCCAGACGCAGACGATACAGCACCTCTTCATGCGCGGTACGCGCGGCGTGGTCCACGCCTTCATTCGCCCGGCCTGCGCGCTGTGCCATCACGTTCTGCCAGTGTTGCTGTGCAGGAGTAATCATTTTTTCTCTCCGTTACAGGCGGGCATGATGCCCGCCGTGAGTTGATTAGCTGTCGGCGAACTTCAGGCCAGTGACCATCGCGCACTTGCCATAGTCTTCAACGACATAAGCGTCGTTGATGGACTGGTAGGTGGCGATGCGGTTGTATTCCGGTTCGTCTTTCATCAGACGACGCATTGAACCTTTCTGCCAGTAAATCGACAGGTTGTTGAACGAGGTGATCAGCATCGTTGAATCCGGGAAGAACGGCGCAAGGAACACGCCCAGCCCGCCAATGGTGCGCGATGACAGAATGAGCTGCCCGGCGAGTAATTCCGCATTGGGATTCTGGCCGCTGATGCTGTTCAGCACGGGCAGACGCAGCGAGTTAAACAGGTTGCGCCCCATAATCACCACGAGGTCGTCAGCTTCCTTGTGCCATTCATCCAGCAGGGATGAGCGCGCGTCCTGTACCAGTGCATCAGCGTTCGCATACTTACCCGCGTGCGCCACGGTGTTGTCCATGTTACGGGAGGTCAGCGTCACGTCATTCATAACGCGTTCGCTGGCGTCGGTTCTGATGTGCTCCAGCCACCCCACGTTAACGTCCTGAAGCAACTTGTTGGTGCTGAAGTTGGACTCATCCGCGTGAGACGTGCCGTTGAAACCGATCATGATTCGGTCAAGCGCCACCTGTCGGGCAATCTGTGCGCTGATGCGGGACTGAAAATCGCTGTGTGCCGACCAGGCATCAAGCTGCGGATACGAAATAAACGTGTCGTAGTTCACCTGTTCGCACTGGTATTTGCGGTTTTTCAGATCAACCACGTTATTCGGGTTACGGCGTTTTGTTCCGTCATAACTGGTATTCGTGCGCGCAATCGGTCCTGTGGTATCCAGGAGGATTTTTTCGCCCTTCTGGTCGGTCACGCCGATCACGTTAATTCTTTTTGTAAATTCGGTGCTTTCCTTTGAGGCGTTTTCAAAACGCTGCTGTACAGAGGGTTCCACGGTAAATCGCGATACCAGTGCGGAAACCGGGATATTGTTAAGCGACGCCTGCTGCGCCATATAGCAACCCAGCTTGTTGCGGGTAATATCTGACATCACCAGATTCATAAAAAATTTGCTCCTTTGTCTTATCAGAAGTCAGCCAGCTGGTCGGAGGCTGCGCCTGTTGCGGTGAACCGGTTCTGCGGATCGCCGTCCTGCGTGCGCAGTTTTTCCTTCAGTTCTGCCAGCTCTGTGGTCAGTAAAGTGATTTTCTGGCTGTCCTGCTGATGGCGGGTTTCCAGCACATTAAAACGGTCGATAATGTCGGCCTGTGACGTTGCGACACCTTCCACCGCTTCCTGAATACGGGAGAAACTGGCGTCATCCGCTTTGCGGCCACGGCCAATAATCCCCATAACGCGGTTAAACCACTGGGTGCCTTCCTCCTGACGTTGTTCGGTGAGTTCGATAAGTTCTGACTCCATAGCGGCGGTAAACATCGCCACGTCTCCCTGCTGACAGTTGAATGTCATCAGTTGCATACGTTGTTGTGCCGCAAAGGCCAGACGTTCCGTGCCCAGGCTGGCGGGGGTGTCGGTCATTGCCAGCCCGCGCAGGTAAGGGCCTCCCGTGATGGTTGACTGTGGTTCCAGCTCAATACTGGAGTAAATTTTTTTACCATCGTTAAGCAGGGACATCATGCGAGCGGTCGGCTCAATTTCGGCATACAGTGCCGTGCGACCTGCCAGCGGGCCATCGGTTATGTCTTCGGTGCTCAACCCCACAACATCGCCCATAGCGGAAAACTCGCTACCGGGGAGTGGTGACAGGATGTGCTCAATATTCACACGTGCACCATAAACGGACGGGTTATAACTGGTGGCGGCAGCTTTCAGCATGTCGCCGTTGATTTCGCGCCCGTCTGCCGTTACACCGGAGACAGCCACGCGAAACTTTTTGCGGGATGTCTTTTTTTCATTAGCCATAGTTTTTGCCCCTCTGACTGGTTCTTCAGTCATGATGGCAAAGCGTAACAGGCTGATACAAAGGGCTTTTGTTGTAAGAAAACAGTCAGAACAGGGGGTTAAGGAGAACGGTTTCGCGCGCGGGTAATCTTCCTGTAATTACTCAGGGGGAGCAATGATTCAGGACGCTTTTGTGCGCCAGCGTGCGCGACAACTTTACTGGCAGGGTTATCCGCCCGCAGAAATATCACGTCTGATGGGAATAAACCCGAACACGATTTATGCGTGGAAAAAACGCGACCAGTGGGATGAAACGCCACCCGTGCAGCGTGTCACGCAGTCCATCGATGCGCGCCTCATCCAGCTTACTGAAAAACAGAATAAAACAGGCGGTGACTTTAAGGAAATAGACCTGCTGACCCGGCAGCTTAAAAAACTGCATGATGGCCAGCCGGATGCGACGGCCACAGGAAAGAAAGGCCGGGCGAAAAAACTCAAAAATCATTTCACGCCGGAACAGATTGCCGCACTGCGGGAAAAAATCATCAGCAGGCTTGAGTGGCATCAGCGGGGCTGGTTTGACTCCCTGACCCTTTGCAGGGAAGCCAGGATACGTAACAGGATGATCCTGAAATCCCGACAGATTGGGGCGACCTGGTATTTTGCACAGGAAGCACTGCTGATGGCGCTGCGTGACGATGTGGCGCAACCTTACCAGCGTAACCAGATTTTTTTGTCTGCGTCGCGTCGTCAGGCGTTCCAGTTTAAAAGCATTATTCAGAAGGCCGCGGCTGAAGTTGATGTGGAGCTGAAAGGGGGCGATAAAATCATCCTCTCCAACGGCGCAGAGCTGCATTTTCTCGGCACTTCTGCTGCGTCGGCACAGTCCTATACGGGCAATTTTTATTTTGATGAATTCTTCTGGGTCAGTCGCTTTGCTGAACTGCGCAAGGTGGCTGGCGCTATGGCAACCCTCAGCGGACTGCGGCGCACCTACTTCTCCACGCCATCCACCGAAACGCACGAGGCATACGCCTACTGGAACGGCGACCGCTGGAACGAGAAAAAGGCCACGCATAAACGCCAGCGTTTTTCTGTGGACTGGAAAACGCTGCATAACGGGCTTATCTGCCCTGACCGGACGTGGCGGCAAATTGTCACGCTGGAAGATGTGGTTAATCACGGCTGGAAACACACCGATATTGACGAAATCCGTGATGAAAACACCGAAGACGAGTTCCTCAATCTCTATATGTGTGAGTTTGTTCGCGAAGGGGAATCGGCATTTAACCTGAATATCCTGATTGGCTGCGGTGTTGACGGATACGACGACTGGAAAGACTGGAAACCTTTTGCTCCCCGCCCGATGGGGAATCGTCCGGTATGGATTGGGTATGACGCAAACGGCAGCAGTGGCAACGGCGACAGCGGCGCTGTGTCCGTGGTGGTTCCTCCGGCTGTTCCTGGTGGCCGTTTTCGAACGGTGGAGACGCGACGCGTTCAGGGGCTGGAGTTTGAAGAACAGGCCAGAGTCATTGAAGAGTTCACGTATCGCTACAACGTGGAACACATCGGCATTGATGTGACGGGCGGGAACGGGGAGGCTGTTTATCAGATAGTGAAACGGTTTTTCCCTGCTGCTATTCCGTACACCTTCACGCTGTCATCAAAACGGTCGCTGGTACTGAAAATGCTGCAAATAATGCGTGCCGGGCGGTGGGAATACGATCGCGCCGAACGCGAGCTGGTCGCGGCCTTTAACGCCGTGCGTAAGGTGAAAACACCGGGCGGCTTTATCACTTACGAAACGGACCGCGCGAGGGGGATCAGCCACGGCGACCTTGCGTGGGCAACCATGCTTGCTGTCATTAACGAACCGATTGGCGGCGAAGGAGAAAACGAGCGTTTCACGGTTATGGAGTTCTGATGAGCAGAAAAAATAAAAAAGTGCGCATGAGTTCACGCATTGATCTCGCTGATGCGCTCAGGAAAGAATCATCGCTCAGTGCATTCACATTTGATGGTCCTTATCGCCTGACCGGGCATGACCTGCTGGACAATATGTACTGTGCTGATAACGGGCGGTGGTATGAAACCCCGGTGGACTGGTACGGTCTGGCAAGAGCAGCCCGGCAAACGTCCTGGCATCAGTCTGCGCTTTACTTTAAGCGCAATGTATTACTCGGTTGCTACATCCCGCACCCGCTGCTTTCCCGGCAGGATTTCTCGGCGCTGGCGCTGGACTGGTTTGTGTTCGGTAACGCATTCCTTGAGCTTCGAAGCAATATGCTCGGCGAACCGCTTAAATTACGGCACGCACTGGCGAAATACATGCGACGCGGAAGCGATCTTGAATCATGGTGGTATGTGCAGGATGGCAAGGACGCGTTCCAGTTTCGCCCTGGCAAAGTGTGCCACCTGATGAATCCGGACATTAACCAGGAAATTTACGGCATGCCGGAATATCTTGGCGCATTACTCTCGGCAAGCCTGTCTCATTCGGCGGACATGTTCAGAAAACTGTATTACGACAATGGATCCCACGCCGGGTGCATCATCTACATCGGTGCAGCGCAGGTAAACCGCGAAAGCATGGACTCCCTGAAAGAAACGCTACAGGGTGCGCGTGGTGGTGGTGCGTTTAAAAACGTGCTCATTCATGCGCCCAACGGGGGCAAAGAGGGGGTGCAAATTTTGCCGTTCCAGCAGATCACCGCAAAGGATGAGTTCATGAATGTTAAGGCGGCATCCCGTGATGATGTGCTGGCTGCGCACCGCGTTCCGCCGCAACTGATGGGGGCGATGCCGGGTGAAAAAAGTGCGTTTGGTGATGTGGAGAAGGCCGCGCGGGTTTACGCAATTAACGAGCTGATGCCCGTCATGGAGGCCATGAAGCACATCAATGACTGGCTTGGCGAAGAGGTGATCCGCTTTAACCCTTACGCACTGTTAGACACCCAGCCCACATCCTGACGCGCTTCGCTTGTCTGCTGCTTCGCCGGGGCATAAAAAATTTATGCCCCGGCTCTCCAGCTCCTGTATCAGTCAGATAATTTCACGACGCTTTCCTGCTTATTGCCATCATCGACGGTCAGACTCTTACGCAATCCCACCGCGTTGACTGCATGTTCTTCGACGCCTCAGTGCGATTTTGACGGCCTTACCTTTCACCCCATCAAATCAGAATCCCTCACGTCTTTTTCACACTCAGCGTGAGAAATACAGCCATTCTGTTGTGTTGCTGCGACATCGTTCAGGGGATGCTATTTACCCCCTGAAACGCGGGCTGTTCCCCCGTCACCTGCGCGCAGAAAAAGCGCGTTTTTTTGTGCACGCACGGATCCCTGACGGATCCAGCCGCCACGCGGGCCGGAAGGGCAAAAAGTCGTTCAAAAAAATTGTGCAAATTTGTGCACTATTGTGCAGTGTGTATCGTGCTGTTTTCTACGTAAAGAACGGATGGTAAATTTGCTCGTAGCAGAGAAGATTTTAATGATCGCAAGATATGAAAAAAGATTCATAACCCTATTTGATGTGCATCCTGTTTCAGGACTTGATATGTGACTGTATTACTGGGGCCACATCGTTGGGAGTTTTAAAGGACTAAGGTAATTATTATGGCATTCAATTAAAAACAATACTATATACTATTTGATAACTATTTTGCAGCATGAAGAACCTTTAATTAATTATATGATTTTTTGTGATTGCAAATTTTTTAGATAAATAGCAAGATATCATAAATCATTATTATTCGTTTGCTTTTTTAATGAGAGTGTTTGTTTATAACGCTAATTTAATTTCAATAAGGAAAAAATGGAGTTACTATGAATATAACTACTAATCGGAATGGTTTTGAGAATGGTTTTGATATTACATCTGACATATTTAATCGTAAGACATTATATGATCAAATGATACGGCTTATTATTAATGCTCCTGACTCAAATTTGGTTTTTGCGTTAGATGATATATGGGGTAGCGGTAAAACATCATTTGTTAAGATGTTAAAATCAGAATTAGAATTAACTAATAGTGAATATATAGATGTTGTTTATTTCGATGCATTTGAAAATGATTATCAATCAGATCCATTTATTTCAATATCATCTGAGCTATATAATTTACTAAAACACAGAGGAGTAGAGGCCGAAGATGTAGCTGATCGCATTATTAAAACTGGTAAGAAAATAGGTGCAAAAATATTAATCGGAGGTGCAAAGGTAGCTATTACAACCCTGACAGCAGGTGTTGTGAATGGTTCTGCTCTTGATGCGGCAGGAAAAACAGTTAGCGATTCCATTAATAGTGAGTTAGAGTCTTTTGTTGAAGAGAAAATAAAATCCATGGAGCAGGAAAAAAACTCAATTGCTGACTTTAAAAAAGCTTTAGAAGAAATATATACAAATACAAAGAGAAAAACCTTGATTATTATTGATGAACTTGATCGAGCCCGCCCAGATTATTCTCTAGAGCTATTGGAAAAAATTAAGCATCTTTTTTCTGTGAAAGGTATGGTTTTCTTATTGGTAATGAATCGAGAGCAATTTGAAAAGGGAATTGCATATAAATACGGTGATATCAATACTGGTCTGTACTTGAATAAATTTATTCATTATTGGTTTTCTTTGCCCAAAATAAATATGTATGACTCTATGGTGTTACAAGCATCTAACAAAACAACGATTACAACGTATATTAAAAAAACTCTACAACAGAATCACTCTCTAGGTATTAATACAGATGGTGCTTTTGTAAGAGTCTTATCATGCTTGATTGAAACCAATAATTGCTCGCTGCGAGAAGTTGAACGATGTATTTCAACTATGCTTGTAGTGGATAATCATACGTGTATAGCGAATAATGATGATAATTATTATATGATTGCATTAGCATTGGTTTGTTTCTTGAAAGTAACTTCTCCAGATATGTTAAATCGACTACTTAAGAAGGAAATGTCTTCTGAAGAGATATTAGAATTACTTAATATAAAATCTGATTATTTTTCATCAAAGATGGAAATTAAATTGCTTAAAGAACTACTGGATTATTATTACATCGATAAAGAAACATTAAAACTATTACGTAATGAAAAGGGAAGTTATGTTCAGCGTATAGAAGGTGATTTTGCGTTTGAATATAACCATATCTTTAATATTTCCACATCAATAGCTAATATGACTATAAAATAAGAACCGTGAGTCATATTTAATCACTAAGATAATTGAAGCCTTAAATGATTGGACTTAGGGCTTTACTTATTTTTATTATTTGAAGTTGTTTAAGCTCACTATGTTACATAGTTTGTGGTCCATACCAATTTGATTTTATTGGCATTTCATAGATACACATGTTCTGTGTGAATATCCTTCTTTTATTTATCATTTGATTTTCAAACTCCGTTTCTTTTGATTATTTGTTCCCACTCTTTACTCCTCTTCGCAGTAGGTCAGCTTTGTGGCAGGCGCGTTCGGTTGTTTCACAGATTCTTTGTGTGTGCTCTGTGTCGTGAATGGCGCGCAGCATGTCAGAAAGCACAGTAACGGGGGTTTTCATGGTGTTCTGGTCCTGCTGAAGTGTGGATGCCAGGCGTGCGGCGGCTTCGGGGTCTGATGCCCCCAGCTGTTCCAGATAGCTGGCGACCGGGTTATGGCGGATCTCCGTGCTGCTTACGCCGTGATTACGGCTCAGGCGCTGCCAGAGCTGCGTGATTCGGCTGTCCGGGCGGGTATCCGGTTTGCGTACAATTTCAAATCCCTGCGGTGCAATGATGCTGCCGTCAACGTACAGGCTGCCGCCCCGTAACAGGTGCTGCATCTGCTGTTCACCGATATGCAGGCCGAGAGATTCGGCAGATTCCCGCCATTCTTTAGCGAGTAATTCGTGGTTATCAGGCAAAGGCCGCTGCTGTTTGCGGCTCTGTGTCCAGCTCTGCATTTCATCACTGCTGTTTTTTGCCTGTTTGTCACGCAGCGAACGCATCAGCGCCCGGCGTTCGTACCGTTTCAGTGAGCGCATCCATTCATCCACATCAACGCCGTCAGGAAGCTGCGGCCACAGTGCTGGCCGTTCTTCCGGCTGTTCTGTCCCGTTGTTGTCTGTTTCCTGTACACGGGGACAGTTATTGCCACGAGTCCAAG